TGGATCGTGTGGTCGGTGACAAAATATCTTATCATGGGCGTGAGATACTGCTGCACGTCCAAAAGTACCGTCGTGCGCATCTGACCCATCGTGTTGCGTATCAGGGCAAAACGCGTGCTGCGCTGTCCTTTCGCGTCGGGTTTTTGTTGTCGCGCTCTTCGTAGCAACTCCATGATTGCGCCCATGCTCTTGCCCGACCCCACGGGCCCGACGATGAAGCGTACCAGGTGGTCGTCCAGCATGAACTGCTCGACGGTTTTGGGCGGTATATACGTAAGATTGGTCGGATCGTCGTAATTGATCTTGGGCGGCGGCGCCTCGATGGTCAGCTGGGGACCGTGATAGCCTCTGGGCATCTAATGCACCACCGCTTTCATGAGTATCCAGAGCAGCACGATGACGGCGAACCCGACCAGGACGGACAGGCCGGTGTTCACCAGATCCGCCCGCCGCCGAACAGCAGCACCAGTACGATGATCAGAAGTACCAGACCCAGCCCGCCGTAATGAGCACCGCCCCAGCCATAGCGCGGGCCATAGTAACCGCCATCTATCCCGCCGAACAAAATTAACAATATGATTAGCAGGATGATCAGGTTCATCTGATGCCGGGCCCCTGGATGGCGAACCCAAACACCGCCCATCCAAGAAGGAAGATCAACACAAATACCCAGATGCCGTTAAATCTGGGCCAGTGCGGGTTACTCGCATACGGCCCCCAGTAACCGACCACGTAGAACACCACCGCGAGTATCATCAGCAGCCAGAACAGAAATCCTATGGTCATGCCGCTTCTCCTTCTTCGGTTATCGCGTCGGGTTCGTGACTTACCGTGGTGATGGTCTCCACCTTGCCGGCGTTCTGGAACATGATGTTCACGCTGAACTTGGCACCCTCGGGGCCGCCGGGACCCGCTTTGCCGGCGCCCCAGCTGTTGTTGGTCAGGCCGGCGATCTTGGCGTGTTCCTTCATTGCGTCCAGACGGGTATTATCCGGCACCCTCGGGTTGAGCATGATCTGCGCGGTGCCCGGTAGGGCAGCGAGTACCGCATGCCCTGCCAGGGTCTTCACTCGCGTCTCCAGGTTCTCGTCGCTGTTCCACACCGCGCGAAGCTCTTTTATCCGCTTACGTATTTGCTCCTGGCCGACCAGGAAGTCCCGCAGCTGCGGCACGTCCATGAACCCGTATCTAAGGGCGATCTCGCGGTAGGGCATGATGTTCTGCGCGCTGTCTACGCAGAATGCCCACAATACCTGCGGGCTCATGGTGGGTTGCTCGTCTATCGGCGGCGTGATGATCGCGGTCGCATCCACGACGGTATTTACCGAGGCTTCTTCCTCATCCTCGGTTGCGTCCATCAGGTCGCTCATGGGCCGCCTACTACATATGGTTGCAGATCATAGGGTTATACGCTAACGTGTTTCACTCCGGGCGTAAATCTGCACGTATATCTGGGGGAGGTTATCCGCTTGCCGATCGCTCAGGCAGGTCTTTCGGTATCCACGCCGCCCGCCCAGGCCCGGTCCGCCGGCGCAACGGGCGGTTTCCTGCGCGTGGTGTCGCCGGCCCAGCTGAACGATCAGGATGCAACCCAAGCGGCCCAGCGCGCCGCTTCCCGCAAGCCGCTGGAGGTGCCCGACCTCGGGTCGTGGATCCGCCAGCAGTGGTGGATATTCCGGAACCACCGGAACCTGGGCAACAACCCTATTAACCAACGTTTGCTGCGCGCGCAGCATATGTTCGAGGGCAAGTACGACGCTACGAAACTCGCGCAGATCCAGGCGTTCGGCGGCTCCGAGGTTTATTCGCGACAGGTCGCCAACAAGTGCCGGGGCGCCACCAGCCTCCTGCGGGACGTCTACCTGGGCCCGGAGCGCCCCTGGGACATCCAGCCGCAGCCCGACCCGCCAATACCGCCCGACGTGCGCGCCAACATCATCCAGCTGATCTCCACCGAGGTCCAGACGTTGCAAATGTCCGGGCAACCCGCGCAACCCGATCAGGTGCACATGCGCTATGTGAGCCTGCTGCACTCGGCGCAGGCTGCCGCGCGGCGCAACGCGATCACCCAGGCGGATGCGGCGGCCGACAAGATCGATGATATCCTCACCGCCGGCGGGTTCTACGAAGCGATCGGCGAGTTCCTGCAGGATCTGCCGCTGTTCCCCTATGCGGTGCTCAAGGGCCCGGTGGTACGCATGGTGCCAAAGCTGACCTGGATACAAGGTCAACCCAGCATGCAGCTGAAACCCACCATGTTTTGGGAGAGGGTCAATCCGTTCGACATCTACTGGTCCCCGGGTGCCTCCAACCTCGCCGACGCCGCGATACTGGAGCGCAAGCGATACACCCGCGCCGACTTGAACGACCTGATCGGCGTGCCCGGTTACGACGAGGCTGCGGTGCGCGCCGCGCTGGAGGACTATAACCACGGCCTGCGCGAGTGGCTCGACGCACCGGATCCCGAGCAGGCGATCAACGAGGGCCGCGAGGATCCGTCGCTTAATCGTTCGCAATACATCGAGGGCATCGAGTTCCACGGCTGCGTGCAGGGCGAGACCCTGTTGGAGCAGGGGGTGAACCGGAAGCTGATACCTGACTCCGACCGGGAATACATGATCCAGTCCTGGGTGGTCGGGCGGCACACGCTGAAGACCATGATCAACCCCAGTCCGCGCCAGCGCCACCCGTATTATCTCACGAGTTTCGAGAAGGTGCCCGGTACCGTGGCTGGCCACGCGCTGCCTGATATCCTGGAGGACATCCAGGAAGTCGCCAACGCCGCGTATCGCGCGCTCGTCAACAACCTATCCATCAGTTCCGGCCCTCAGGTGATCATCAACGACGAGATGGTTTCACCGACCGAGTCGGGTGATGAGTTATATCCGTGGAAACGCTGGCACGTACAGGGTGATCCCCTCGGTAATCAACGCGACCCGGTGAGTTTTTTCCAGCCGCAGTCCAACGTCCAGGAGCTTCTCCTGGTCATCCAGAACATGAACACCATGGCGGACGAGCAATCCGCCATACCCAGGTATCTCACGGGTGAGAGTTTATCAGGTGGCGCCGGGCGCACCGCGTCGGGCCTGAGCATGCTCATGAACAATGCCGCCAAAGTTTTACAAACCGTAGCGGCGAACGTAGATACAGACGTAATGGAGCCGGTGCTTGAGGGGCTCTACGACATGATCATGCTGACCGACACCTCGGGGATACTCACCGGCGAGGAGCAGATCCGGGTCAAGGGTTCCGAGGTGCAGGCGCAGCGCGACACCGAGCGGCAGAAACAATTACAGTTCCTGCAGATCACCGCCAACCCGATCGACGCGCCAATTATCGGAGAAATTGGTCGCGCACGGGTACTCCGCGCCATCGCCAAGGATCTCGGGCTGCCCGACGACGTGGTGCCCGACGACCAGACCTTGCAGTCGCAGATCGACGCGCAAAAACGCCTGCAGGCGGCCGGGCAGGCGCTGGTGGCGCACGCGCAGGGCCAGGGCGTCGATCCGGGACCGGGTGCCGCCGGGCCGATCCAGGGCCACCGACAGGTTCCGCCGGGCGCGGGTGGAGCTGCTCCAGGCGGACAGGCCGGTCCGGGTGGTCCGAACCCCGGATCGGCCGCCCAGGGCAAGCAGGCGCCGACCCCGACACCGGCGCGCCACGCCGACTTCGCGCAACCGGTAAATTCGTTCGCACCAAGCAAAGGAGTTCAAAATGGCTGACAGCGGCAACAAAGTGGAAAGCGCCACCGGTAGCGCATCGTCGATGAAGGCATCCGCCGGCGGATTGGGTGGCGAGAATTCCGGACCTACCGGCAGCTCGCGCCACTATCCCAAGGGCAAGAGCATCCGTTCCACCGACTGGAACCCGGAGAAGAAGCCGGCCAGCACGTACGGCATCTGTGGCGTCTGATATCGCCATCGGAGGTAAGTGGAGATGGCCATAGGTCCCGGCGTCGGCGGCATGCTGTTTGGCGGTGGTGGCGCGGGCGCCGGCCCCGCTGCCACGCCGTTTAGCGCGCCCGGCGGCGTCAAGCAGCCGTCGATGGGCAAGAATTCCACCCAGCAGAACCTGCACTCGCCGCACGCCGGGATGAAATCCACCATCACCAAGGGTGACACCCTGTCACGCTCGATGGGCCAGTACGGCAAATCCGCCGGTGGGATCTCGGGTGCCAGCCCGCTCAAGATGATCCGGGGAGGTTCGGGTCAGATGCGCCGCATCCGAGGAGGTTTAGGCCCGGGCAAGATGGGCACGCCGGGCCCGGCGGGCGACTACTCGATGAAGTCGGGGGACACCGAGTGAGCATCAACATGGGCACGGCGGCGGTGACGTCGACGCAGGAGCTGCGCAACAACCAGGATTTCGAGCGCCTGCTGGCGGCGCTGGGTACGCTTGCCCAGGCCCGCATGATCGGCGCCATGGGGTCGCCGCCCGAGATGCGCATGGACGCCACCGCATATGCCAGGGGCATGTATGATCTCTGGGAAGCGATGCAGTCGGCTTACACCGGCGTGCCGATCAGCCAGGTGAAGCCGCCGGCACCGAGGAATTCAAAGGCAGCTGCTTATGCCGAGTGATACCGTCACCAACAACGATCAGTATGCGCCGCACATACCCGATGCGGTGCGTCGCGCGTCGCAGCGCGCGGATGAGCTCGCGCGCGAAGCGGGTGTGGCGAACGTGCCGCCGGCGAACGGCGAGGATGTTACTCCCGACGTAAACGAGCCGCGTCAGGACGAACCTCAGTTCGAGCTGACGCCGCCGGAGCAGGACAGGCAGCCTGCGCCGGCCGCTGCTCCCGGTCCGTCTCCAGCCGACTGGGAGCAGCGGTATAATACCCTGCAGGGCAAGTACAACACCGAGCTGCCCGAACTGCGCGGCCAGATAAGATCCCTGCAGGAGATCCTGGCGAACATCCAGGCGCCGCGTACCCGCGAACAGACGTTCGAAACACCCGCGCCGCAACCGCGCCCGCAAGTTCCCGCCGTGCGCGAGATACCTTCCGAGGACGTGGAGGCGTACGGCCAGGACCTGATCACCGCATCGCAACGCTGGTCGACGGCTGCCGTGGCGCCGATCATTCAGGAATTCGAGCGCCGGCTGCTCAGCGTCGAGGGCGGTAACCAGCAGCTCCAGAATTATACCGCGCAGAACAGCGTGAACAATGCGTTGTCGCGCGCGGTGCCGGATTGGGAGACGGTCAACGTCGATCCCAACTTTATCCTCTGGCTCGACCAGATGGATATGTTCAGCGGTCGGAAGCGCAAGCAGATGATCGATGAAGCCTACAACGCGGGGGATGCCTCGCGTACTATCGCCTTTTTCCAAGCGTACAAGAACGAGCAGACCATGGTGAGCCCGACGCCGGGGACACAGCCGAACCAGACAGGTGAAAACCCTGCGGACCGGCTGCCCCTCGCGGATCTGGCAGTGCCTGGGCGAGGCCGCAGTGTCTCGTCACCGGCGCCTGGCGCTCCTGAGCGACGCATCTGGACGGCGGCCGATGTATCGGCGTTCTACCGGCAGAAGCAGCGTGGTCAATGGAACGGGCGTGAGGCAGAAGCCGCGCGCATCGAACAGGACATCATCAACGCTCCCGCCGAAGGACGCTTCCGTCAGTCATGATCAACATGCGTGAAAGGAGCGGCCTCAGATGGCCATTACCATTGCTGCGACCCCTTGGGTCGGCACTAATCAAACACCTGCTTACCACGGCACGTTCATCCCGGAGATCTGGTCAGGCAAGCTGATCGAGAAGTTCTATTCCGCCACGGTGCTCGCGGCCATCGCCAACACCGACTACGAGGGCGAGATCAAGAACCAGGGCGACGTGGTGCACATCCGCACCAAGCCGACCATCACGATCCGGGATTACCAGGTCAACCAGGATCTGCTGGTCGAGCGGCCCTCGTCTAACATCGTCGACTTCACCATCGACTACGCCAAGTACTTCAACGAGGCGTTGGACGACATCATGGAGATCCAGGCGGATATCAACCTGCTGTCCATGTGGTCGGATGATGCCAGCGAGCAGATGAAGATCGTCATCGACACCGCCGTGCTGGCGCTGATCGATGCCGGTATCGTGGCGGCCAACAAGGGTGCCACGGCGGGGCGCATCTCCACCAACATCAACCTGGGCGCCGCCGGCGCGCCGGTCGCGTTGACACCCTTGAATGCGCTGGACAGCATCGTCGACCTCGGCACGGTACTCGACGAGCAGAACATCCCCGAGACCGGGCGCTGGCTGGTGATCCCGCCATGGGTGGCGGCGCTGATCAAGAAGAGCGACCTGCGCAACGCGTCGATCTCCGGCGACGGGGTATCTCTCGTGCGCAACGGCCGCCTCGGCATGATCGACCGGTTCACGTTGTACAGCTCCAACCTGCTGCCGACGGCAACAGAGGGCGCGGCGAACGCGTTTCGCATATTCGCCGGCCACCCGCACGGGCTCACCTTCGCCAGCCAGATCACCAAGCTGGAGCAGATGCGCTCCGAGCGTTCGTTCAGCACCCTTTTGAGGGGCCTGCAAGTGTATGGCGCCAAGGTGCTCGACGGCATCGCCATCACGGAACTCTACGCGATACGTGGGTAACTTACTCCCGGCGTAACGGCTGGCCTTCGGGCCAGCCGCAGGAGGGTGCGATGGCGAAACGGGTGTTTGAGGGTTCCCCGAAAGACATCAGGCAGGATAAGGCCGGCGCCAAGAAGCTGGGCGTCGGCCTGCGCGCCTATGAGCGCACGGGGCGCGACAAGACCGAGGACAGGGCGGGCCAGAAGCAGCTGGCCGCGAGGAGCAAGCGGAAATGAGAAAACCAACACCGTCGTTCGGCAAGGGCAAGGGCCGTACCGGCATAATGACCCCGCGCCGCGCCGCCGGGGCGGGCGGTGGCGGCCTTGGGGTGGTCTCCGGGTCTCCTGGTGCCGCCAGCGCCTCCAGCCAACCCACGACGCCCCTGGCGCCGCCCGCGCCGGGTGCCGGCATGGGCAGTCCGATGCCGGGCGGTATGCCAGGCATGCCACCTGGTATGCGCAAGGGCGGCAAGGTGAAGAAGGTGGCCAAGGCGAAGTCGCGTGGCCGGTAGGCTCAAGCTCAAGTCCAAAGGTGCCGGCAGGCGCCGCGTGCGCGGCTTCGACCAGGGCGGCCTGTTCGATCCCGAGCCGATCGCCAGCGGGGAATACCGGGGCCAGGAACTGAGCAAGGACAGCCTCGGCAAGGGCATCATGGGTGGCGCCTCGCTGGTGGCGGGCGCGGCGGGCGGTGCCGGCGGCGCCGGTGGTATCGCTGCTGCGTTCGCCAAGGGCGGCAAGGTGAAGAAGGTGCTGAAAAAGGGGGTGCGACGTGGCCGGTAAACCCAAGCCCAAAGCACGCCGCATGCGCGGCTTCGACCAGGGCGGCCTGTACGCGCCGCCCATGATAGCCAGCGGCATGTACAGCGGCCCGACGCTGAGCACCAACAGCATCGGCCAGGGCATCCAGGGTGGCGCCAAGGCAGCGGCGGCAGGCTACGATGCGTATTCCAAGGCTAAAGCTGCTGCCGACAAGGATAAGAAAAACCAGCCGGACATACCCGATCCGTCGCCTGGGATCGGTGCGACGTCACCGATGGACAGCTACAAGGATTACGCACGCGGTGGCCGTATCAAGCGCACCTCGGGTCCGCGCATCGGCAAGGACGATGGGCTGATACCTGCTCAGCGCGGCGAATACGTAATTCGTAAGAGCGCGGTGAAGAAACTGGGCACGAAGGTTCTGGGCCAGGTGAACCGGGGCAAGCTGCCGCAGGGTAAGCGAGGCCGCTGATGCCACGCAAGTTCAGCGATCTGATCAACGAGGCCAGGACCCTGCTGCAGGATCACATACCCACGTCGGGTGGCGTGCAGCGATATTCCGACTTTGAGATGCTGGAAGCGATCAACACGTTCGTCACCGAGGTGCGCGCCAAGCGGCCCGATCTGTTCATTCCGATGGGGCTGCGCCAGCCGGTGCCCTATTATACCACCACGGACATGGACTTCCCGCTGGATCTCAGCGTGTGGTCGGCGTTCGTTTATTACCTGGTGGGCCGCGCGGAGCTTCGCGAGGATACCTGGTCCGATGACGGACGCGCCACCGCCATGATGAATAAGGCAGTGAGCCAGCTTCTGAGCGTCCAGTCATGAGCGCTACCACGACAGCACCCGATGTCGAGCGCCTGTATGATAATATCCAGACGCTGTTGCCGGCGATCACGTTGCCGGTCATCGAGATGCTGTTGTGGAGCGCGGTGCAGGAATTCTGCATCCGCAGCACTTACTTCCGGAGTAAAGTCTACTGGTCGATGGCGCCCGGCGTGTCCACGGTGGACTTCAATCCGTTCGACGTGAACACGGTGGTGGTGTGGGTGCTGCACGTCGAAGGTCTTACCGACTGGGAGATCAACCCGCCGGCGATGCTGGTGGACTTCGCCCCGCCCACCGCATCGCGCCAGGGGTTTGCGATCGTGGCGCTGCGCCCTCATACGTTTGACGAAGTTAAACTCAACGCGCTGCCTGAACTGTTCACCACCTGGTTCGAGACCATGCTGGACGGCACGCTGGCGCGGCTGTACGCGATGCCGGCGAAGCCCTGGTCCGCACCGTCGCTTGCCCAGTACCACGGTCAGCGGTTCCGTCAGGGCCTTAACCGGGCGCGCGACATAGCCGAGAGATTACACTCGCAACAACAATCGCGCAGGCGCAACTACCCGTACTTTGCAGCAGGAAGGCGTAAGCAATAATGCTGGTCGATCGCATTACCAAGGAGACCACCGACATCAGCCGGGACTTCCTGGATATGTCCTGGTGGCTGGATGAGGGCGAGACGATTACCCGCATCGTATCGCGGCAGGTCATCCTGGGAATGAGCGGCTGGTCGGAAGCACCCTACCCGCCGCCTGACAGTCCGATACCCTACGATCCGTTTCCGCTGACGATCCAGAGTGCCGTGGTAACGTCCGGTGGCACGCAGCTTGAGGTGTTCGTCGAGGAAGGCTCACCCGGTTTGGCCTACACCTGCCAGTTCGTACTGGATGGGTCGTCCACCAGGCGCGTGACCATCGAGATGGGGGTGCAGGTCACCGGCGTGCCGTTCGGCGGTCCATTCAGCGGGCCGATACCGTCGTATCTGGCGGTGACGATCTCGGATACGCCACCGTCGAACCCGCAGTGCGGCCAGCTGTGGTTCGACAGCAAAAGCCCACAGCTTTATGTGTATTACTGCGACCCGACATCTTCGGAATGGGTGATCGCCACCGCGAACAGCAGCGGCATACTGCAGGACGCACCGTCGGACAACATAGCTTACGGCCGCATGAACATTGGCTGGGCGCCGGTGCTGCCGCTGACCGGTGCCACGCCTATGACGGGGCCGCTGACACTGTTCGGCAACGCCACGCTGCCGTTGCACGCGGTGTCGTTGCAGCAACTCAACGCGGCTACGACTGACGCACCGAGTGATGGACAGCTCTACGGACGACGGAACGGAGCATGGTACGCTGGTTTTCCAACTGATCCATATCTGCCGCTGACTGGCGGCACGCTGAGCAGCAACCTGACGATCAATTATGCCGGTGTGTATGCAAACGAGAATGCGGCAAGAGGCAAGTCAGCACTCAACATCGTGCAAACGATGTCAGGCTCTGGATCAGGAACCGGTAACTGGCTTGGCTATAACAATATCAACATAGACGCTGATACGCTTGATGCTGATGGCCCTCAAGCTGTCCAGTCATCTTTCACCGGCTCGATCAACGGCACTATCCTGACGATCACCCCGCCTGTCACTGGCGTGTCGCAGGCTACGTTCAACGCCTCCATCGCTGGCACAGTGATGACAGTGAGTGGAACTGTTACCACCGGGCGCATCTCTGCCGGACTGACCATACAGTGGTCCGGTGGGAGTGATATCGTTGTTAGTGGTGGGCCTACCACCTACACGATGCAGCATAGCAATACCGTGTCGTTGCAGGCGATGACAGGTGTCGGCCCTGTCCCTGGGGCGACGATTACCTGGTACCCAGTAGGTCTGGACCCACAGACTGCGACTATTCAGCAGTTCTCCAGCGGCAACGATTGGATACTGACGACTGATCAGGGCATCGTTAATTCACAACCTATGGCGACGATCAAGGGTTTTGTTCCGATACAAGCCATTGGCTGGTATTACAATCACCTGTTCGGTGGCCCGGGAACGGGTGGGAGTCGTTCAGGTGCAAGGTTCCAGCTATCTATGTTCAATGGTCCAGCACCCAGGCACGCCAACTATCAATCCACGCTGTCCGCTCTGTCGCTTAATTTTCCAAGCGGTGGCACTGATCTGTGGTCGGGTGCTGCTGGCACTGGCTGGGGCACATCAGCATCAGCCAGCCTCGCCAAGCGGCCAAATGTGCCACCCGGCGTTGATAACACTTACGGTCCGATCAATTACCGTGGCATAGCCGGGATGGAGATTGACTACGGCGTTGCATCTGGATCGACAGATGATCCGCAGTATCCGAAAGCATCCGCTGCCAATGTGGGTGGGCTGGCGGTGATCCGTTATGGCAGCAACCAGATGGCACCCGCTATCTGGGAGTCGGATTATGGATATGCACTCGGACAGATACCATCAGGACTGAAGGATGTTGGCGGCAACATCGTCCCAGCGAAGGCAGCGAAGTTCGGGTTCAGGTTCGGCTCGCAGTCGCTTGACCAGTTGAACGGACGTGCGATCGGCGTGCAGATAGCCCGCAACGCATATCTCGCTGATGGCACAGCAGACCCGACCCTTACGCAAACGCGCCACGGTGTTGACTGGACCCCCTG